TAAATCGTCATGTTCCATGTTAGGAAAACCAGCAAATTGTTCTATAACTTCTTCTGCCCATCTAGTTGCTGGAGCATAAACAACACCTGAAGCAAACAAATCAGATACCGCATTAACTCTGGATATTTTATCATTTCCACGACTAGGTGTATATTCTTGCACTAAGATACCCATTGCTCTTAATTCAAAGATTAATGGCATACCTGCAGCCTTAGCCTCTACAATGCAAGCATCAGGCGAATAAGCTCTATACTTCTCCAAAGCCATCTTCTTCAAGTCAGGGAACTCTAAACGCTCCTGATAAGCATCTAATAAGATAACATTAGGAGAAATCATTCCATCGTCATCTTCTTTGTAGAAAACTCCCCAAGTAGTGCAAGCTGAAAAGTCGGCACGCTGATTCTTCATGAACGCTGTGTCCCATGATTGAATAACAAACTCACAGTCAGGTGGTTCTCTACCTTCCCATGATTGCCACCATTCTCTTTTAACTAATGCACCTTCTTCAGAAGTAGGGTCTTGCTGATACTGAGCCATCCATTTACTGTTTGGCAGTTCAGCCTTAAGAGCTTGTAATTCTTCCATCTTCCAGAACTCAGCCCATAAAGGGTTTCCAGAAGGCATTATTGCTGGAAGCTCTATCACTTCCCATTGGTCTGCACCGCCACGCTTTATACTTGCGTCAACAACTTGACCTGTTAAATCTTTATTGTGCCATCTTGTCATTACAACAACGATAGAGCCATTAGGCTGTAAACGCTGTCTTGGACCAGATGTATACCATTCATAGGTTCTATTAAAAACATTTATGTCAGAACTAGCACCTTCTTGTTCTGAATGGGGGTCATCAATGATTAGGAGGTCAGCACCTTTACCAGTAACCGCTCCACCTACACCAATCGCAAAGTAATCTCCGCCCTGGTTTGTATTCCAACGACCAGCAGCTTTACTATCTGATTGTAAACTGACATTAGGAAACACTTTCTTATAGTCTGCACTATTAACTAAGTTCCTAACCTTCCTACCAAAGCCAACCGCTAGTTCAGCAGTATGGGCAGTCTGGATTATCTTCTTGTCAGGGTTCTTACCTAAGAACCAAGCAGGAAGCAAATAAGAAGCGAACTCACTCTTAGTGTGTCGTGGTGGCATATTAATGATTAAACGCTTTAAATCACCCTTAGCGACTCTCTCAAACGCATCAGCCATAATCTCATGGTGTCTACCATGTATAAAAGCAGACCACATCTCACCAACAAAGCACATAAAGTCTTCATGGCATTTTTCTCTGTCTTTGGCTAATTCTAATTCTTCTAAGAGAGTAAGAAGTTCCTGCTTCTGGTCAGAAGATAGGTTCTGTACTTTACTTAATACATTTTTATTCATACTTAATACCTAGTATATACCTATTGAGGAGTAACCAAATAAAAAAACCTTAGTAAGTACCTATTGGTTGGCACTTATTAAGTGAATACTGGATATATGGTATGTACTAGGTATAGAAACTACAAGATTTTAACATAATGCACCCCCTTCACATAAAAAGCAACCCCTAAATGAAAATAAATTGGGGTGGGGTCTAGGATTCCTACCCAATTTCCTACAAAAACAGGGGTAAGCGGTGAAAAAAGCTAGCATTTTGCTATAAAATAGGGGGGGGTACTGTAAAAATAGGTGATATAATGTGCATAACACTATGTATATATGATAGTCAGGTAACTGTCTGTATATATGGGTGTGGGGGGGTCGTTATTGGGGTCTGATTCTCTATATAAAAAGGGGGGGTCTAGCTTGGGTCTGCTTCATTCAGTAGGCTCATAATCTTAGCTTCTATCTCCTCCTCTATGTCTACACTATGTCTGCTCTCCTTCACTTCAATGGTGTCGCTAAAGAGTCCGCATGTCTTACCTAGTAGTTCCAATGACCTAACTCTCGTACTGTCGCTATCCGCTTCCTTAGACTCTCTCATAAGCTGTTCAAGAACGTAACTCCTCGTTCGTATGGAAGAAGCAACTGTAGACTCCTCTTTACGCTCTAATCCCCTCCTAACAGCTAGGGCTATCTTAGGGTTCGCCATAAGCTTACTGCAATCAACGTGGGCGTGCTTAGGTATACCGCCTGTCTTGGTTCTAGCTACATCGTAGGTTTGCATATAGCAATCAATCTGACTGCCTAACTTACCCTTCACTATCTCCCTGACAAATGCCCTCTGCTTAATCGTTAAGTCCTCGTCATTCCTGATTAGTTTTAGCTTGGTTTTTTCTTTGTCTTTATCTGTCATTTTATAAATCCTGATGATCTAAATTCTATGGCGTAATTACCTATAAATATTATCTACTAGTCCGTGGGATTTTGTAATGCTCTCATTATGCTTGCTTATAAGATGTGTACTGATTTGTATTATGGTGTGTCTTTTAGTATCATATGGACATGACAACGAATACAGGACAATTTATCGAACAGACATAAACAACAGCCCTTGGCTCATTACTAGGTTAGACGATTGGTTTAGTGGTGAGAGTAGACTGGGGAGGAGGTCGAAGCACTACCTCTTTAACTCACAAAATCCGCACCTGATGACCCTGTAGATTTTCTTAACATACAGGCGAGGCGTAAAGCGAAACTCGAAGAAGATAGAGACTGTCCTCCGCAGTCCATGAATTAACATGCTGAATGAGAATCCTAATTATGGGGTTCAAGAAACTACAATCCATGGAGGATTATATGAAAATAGAACAACCTGTATTTGAAATTAATGCACGAGATACTTGGGAACTTAAAACATTATCTGATGTTAAAGAGGGAGACTTCTTTAGACTTAGCGAGAATGGTGGTGTTTATATTCGTGAAGATTATGAGCGAAGCCTTGGGAAGTATCGAGTAACTAAAGCTGAAAACATTAATGCTGAAACCTTTAAAAAGGGTAGCGTAGTTGTGCAAATAGGATTCGAGTATTAAACCAACTGATGAGCCTATGAGATTTAGGCGAAACTGGGTAAGTAATTATCCAGTCTTGGTGTTAGCAATTAAGCTGACTCAAAACTTAATCTATGGAGGATTATTATGAGAATTGAAATATTAAAAGGTCACGATGTAAGTACACAAAGAAGCCACGGATATGATGAGATATTTGTGACTAATGTTAAAGGTATGGAGTGGTGTGAGAATAAAGATAACTTGCCTGAATATGAGTTATTTTGTCATGCTCCTTGCGGTAGTAATTTGATTATCTTGAAACCAATTCAAGAATCTAATGAGGGTACTTTTTATCATGCTAGTGGAAACTTTGGTTCTGCTACTGATTCAAGATTCAACGAAACTATTAGAGAATTGGTTGGATATGATTTTTATGGAGCGGTATCTATCCATGACCAAATGAGCGGATACTAAACCAACTGATGAGATTGTGAAATTCAATCGAAACTAACCAGTAAATAATATTTATTGGTTGGTCTTGGTGGCTAGCATTTCTGCTAGCTTTTTACTAACTTGGAAATTAACTATGGAGGTTATTATGAAACCAAGTCAAGCATTACTGATGATGAAATCAGTATTAAAAGGGTCTAATACTCCGTTTCTCTTAGGGGGAACTGGTATTGGAAAAAGTGCAATTGTTAGGTCTTATGTGGATAGCGTGAGCGAAGGTCGAGAGGTCTTAGTCGATGAGATTAATCCTACTGCAAAGCAGTTTGGATTTATTGATTTTAGGCTGTCGTTATACGAGTCTGTTGACCTTGGCGGTTTGCCATATATAGATGATGAGAATCAACAAAAGAGAGCGTTCCTAGGGAATCTCCCTATTGGTGGCGAGGGTGTTTTATTCTTTGACGAATATGCCCAAGCACACAATTCGATTCAAGCTATTTGTGGGCAATTATTGTACGAGGGTAAGATTGGCGATTATGTCTTACCTAAAGGGTGGAAAGTTATTTGTGCGGGTAACAGAGCAACGGATAGAGCGGGGTCTAATAAACTCCCTTCTCATGTCGTTGGTCGTTGCACAATGATTAACTTCGAGCATGATACGAATGATTGGTTAGCATGGGCTACTAAGAATGATGTTCACCCTGATGTATTGGGATATATAAGTTTTCAACCTGAATACTTAAATGTCTTTGATAGCAAAGTAACGAGTCCGCAACCAAGTCCAAGAGCATGGACAAGGTTGAGCGATACCCTGAAAACGAATCCACCTGAAGAAATTATTCAGTTGATTTGTGAGGGCGATATTGGGGAGACTCCAGCAATAGAATTTATGTCATTTCTATCATTGAAAAATGATGTTCCTGACCTAGAAGATATTGTTGAAGGCAAGGATGTTGAAGTACCTGATAGCGGTGGTCTTATGTACGCTACTGTTTGTGCTTTGGTAACTGTTCTTAAAGAAGCTAGTAATTCTGATATTACTGACTGGTTCGAGAATAGCGTTGCTTACATCAAGAAATTTCCAACACCTGAATTTGGAATATTCTTTGTGAGGTCTTTGATTGGAGCAAGACCTGATATTGTCGACACTTCTACTTATGCTCAATTCAAAGTAGAAAACCAAGACTTAGAAGTCTAAAAAATTCTGACTAACACGAGTGGAAAATATTATTTACCAGTTAAATATTTTTTCTGCTCGTTTCTGTCGAGAGATGTGTATCTCTCCTGATGATGATTCAAAAGAATCGAAACAGAAACTTTTATCTAACTAAAAATAATGGAGGTTATTATGGATAAAAAATTAACTAATACTCTGTCGGAAAATGCCGTACTGGTTCGCATGACTGCGAAACATCCTAGCGGTATCAAAACTGATAAGAGATTAAAGAGAAATCTAGCGGTTGATACGAAAGTATCAGACGAGAGATTACTGGGTGTTTCTAAACATATATTTGGTAGAGATGTGAACAAAGAGTTCCGCTCTATCTTAAATGGGTTTAGGAATGATTTTTACTATCCTTTGACTTTGCCTTGGGATGATAATTCAACAGACTATGATACTGGTAAGACTGTGAGCGGTTGGCGATTATGCCCTAACTCTAATCTTGAAAAGCTTCAGAGTCATGTTGATATCTCGAAGCAAGTTTGGGAGCGAGAGGTTGAAGGATTTCTTAGAGCCTATCCAAAACAAATGGAGCAAGCAAAAAGAAATCTTGGAGATGCGTTTGACGAAAACGATTATCCTGACTTTGACGAATTGAGAAGAAAATTTATTTTTCAATTTGAAATATCTGTCGTTCCTTCTTTTAGCCATGACATAAGATTAAATGTGTCTGAAAAGCTAAGAGCAAGGATAGAATCTGATGCAGTAAACAGAGCCAACAACAATATCAAGAATGTCTTTAAGACAACTGTTGATGCTTTGTTGGAGCAAGTGAATCATTTAGCTACGAAGCTAAAAGAATATGACCCTGAAAATAAACAAAAAGGCGGTTTCTTCAATGTGTCGAGTTTCGACAAGCTGAAGCAAGCAATCGAAGTGTTGCCCTCTATCAATGAGGATATTTTAGGAAACGATTCGCATATCTCTGATGCTCATCAAAAACTTTGTAGCGTTTTTGCTTCAATCAATTCTGTCGAACAGTTGCGAGATGATTCAGAAATGGGTCAACAGAAACGAGACAAAGTAGCAGAGCAATTAGAACAATCTGTTTCTTCACTTAAAGGAGGTCTTTTAGGTAAGATTTATGGAGGTAAGAAACATGACTAGTTTAGAAACAATTGTGAAGGCAAGGTCGAAGTTAATGAAAGGCAATGTGGGAATGGCGAGCATGCTCCTACATCTTGATTTAATCGAGACTGAAAAATCCAAGTGCGACACTATGGCAACTGACGGAAAAAATATTTATTTCTATCCTGAATTTGTTATGGGTTGCACGGAGGAAGAACTGCAAGGCGTTCTCGTTCATGAAGCGTTGCATGTCGTATATGAACATCCTTTAAGGCGTGGCAATCGTCATCCTAAAGTTTGGAATATCGCGTGCGATTATGTCATCAATGCTTACTTGTATTGGGATTTACATTTACAACTGCCTATGGGTGGTTTACTTGACCATAAATACAAGGGCATGACTGCTGAAAAGGTTTATCAGATTTTGGTAAATGACGAGGAAGCAATGCAAGAAGCTATCGAACAGATACAAAATCAGAACAAGCCTAATGGAGAAGATGATGAGCAAGAACAAGATGCTCAAAGTCAAGGCGGTTCTGAAGAATCTGACGAGGAGCAAGACGGAGAAATTTCTGAGACTAGTCAAGGAAATATTTCTGAAGATGAGACTGGAGAATCTGAGCAAGGTTCGACTGGTTCTGATTGGGATAACATTCCGTCTGCTATTGGCGAAGTTTGGGATGCTACCAACGAAGAAGGCAAGCCTATGAATGATGCAGAGATGCAAGAACTGAAAGGCGAGATTCAACGAGCGGTTTCTTTAGCTGACAAGCTAGAAATTGCAATGGGTAGCGGTTCAAGTGGAATGAGAAATAGGATTGAAGAACTAAAAGATGTGCAAGTCGATTGGAAGGATTTGCTTTTAGATTTTCTACAATCTGCTTTTTGTGATGAGAACTCATGGGCGAGACTCAATAGAAGGCATCAACATCGAGGAATCAATTTGCCTAGCAAAGCAAAGTCTCCGCAAGGTGGCGAGTTAGCTATTGCGATTGATACTAGCGGAAGTGTTTCCCAATACGAACTCAATATGTTCGCAACGGAAATACAAGCGATAGCTGAAGCGTGCGGTCTTGATAAGATTCGAGTTTGCTACTGCGATGATACTGTTATCAAAAACAGTCAAGGCGAGTGGTGGGATATCTACGAGTTAGACCAAGGCGATGATTTGAAGCTTCAAGTCCGTGGTGGTGGTGGAACGGAATTTGACCCTCCGTTCAATCTGTTCAATGACTTTTCTGATGATGTAGACGAGGTGCAAGCCTTTATCTATTTCACGGATGGGTGGGGAATTGTTGACCCTGATGTTGAGCCTGATGTTCCTGTCTTTTGGTGTGTAACGGAAAAAAGCAGTTATTCAGAAAAACTAGCCTTTGGCGAAGTTGTTTATGTTGATACTGCTGATTTCTATTAAGTAGAAGCGATTGGAGAGTGAGTGATTTTAGGGTATGCCCTGATATCACTTGCTCCCTGATTTGCTCTCTATGGCTCTCCTACGAGGTCGAATTTCTACTTTTCTGTCGGAAAATGTGTATTTTCCCTGATGATGACTCAAAAGAGTCGAAACAGAAACTAACTAACTGTCCTACGGAGGGACATATTTTTATGGATAAATTAACTATAAAAAAATGGGATGAGCCTATAAACGAAAATCAAATGGATGCTCTATGCGAGGTTTATGATTTGCTAGTCAAATTAAAATCTAATAGCGGAGTAGATGTTTTTTTTCCTACTGACCCAAATGATGAAATGCCTTTTATGTTATCAATCATTAAAAAAGAAGTAGATATTTTGATTAAAAAATATATCGAAACTAATGAAAATAATGATAACAAAGAGAGAGTAAATTTTTATTTGAATAGCGAGGTTCAATCATGAATAAAAAAAAATATGCTTACGAGGTAAGTGAGCAATCTACTGATGTGAGATACTTTGAAATTGTGTCTGACAAAAAGCTAACTGAAAGTGAAATTTTAGATGCGGTTTGTTTGCCTAATATTTTAAAAGAGGGGGATTGTGTAAAAGAAGGTGGTATTACATCAACTTTTAAATACTCTGACTTTGGCGATGATAGTCAAATGGAAGTAGATAGCGGAGATGTTGAGGAGGTTAAATCATGAGTGCCAGTATTCAGACGAAGCATTTAAAATCTTTTATCGCTTGGTTAGAAACTTGCGATTATAGATATTCAATATCATCTATGAGTGGAGGATTTGTTCATGTCAAATTCTTTATTGATGAGGAGGAACTATCATGAGTATTTATTTTGATAATTACATTGATGAGGAGGGTAATGTTGATGAGAAACTTACCCTTAATTCAGAAGGGTTCGCTTGTCTAACAGAAGATATTGAGAGTCTTGTAGATAAATATACTGGGGTTGAAGATTCCAGTTTTATGAAATGTGCGGAGATAAGATTGGATGTTATGGATTTGATTCATTCAATTATCAATAAGGAGGTGCAATCATGAAAAGGTATTGGCAAGAAATCTTTGCTGAAATCAAAGTTAAGTATGATGTTGATGAGAGTACAAATGTATTTGAGTTAAAAGAAATACTTAGTCCTAGTGATTGGTATAGATTATCGCAAGCAATCAAATATCCTAATGGGAAACCAGTAAAGATATAGCTAAAATAAATTAAGGCGAATACTACTTAGGTGGTGTTCGCCTTTTTTTTTGGTCTGAAAAAAGGTGATAAGAAATTTTAAAAAAACAAGATAGAAAAAATATTTACCAGTCATATATATTTCAAGGGTTTGCGAGGGGGGGGATTTCCGTGCTGTGAACGTGCTGTAAAAAAATATTATTGACTGGGTGTACAAAATTACAAAAACCACAACATCTAGTGGTTGATTAAAAAAAATACACTATATATTGTGTTTCTTATTGCATAGTGCAATCAGATAGTCTATAGTTGATGTTCTCTTTTAAGAGAAACCTCCATGTCTAAGTTAGTTAGATGTCTAAAGGGTGGTTAGTTTTCGGACTAGCTACCCTTTTTTTTGGTCTATGATTGAGAGTCGGCATTGATAGATAGTCTAAAAAAAAAGAGAGCGTATGCTCTCTCTTTAAATGGGATAAATTAAGTCACTCGCTCCTAGTCTAATATTGATTGCCACCAACGACATCAGTTAATGCGTAGCCTTTGAATAGTAGTGCGTTATTTACTGTAATAAACAACTGGTCACTCACATCTAAAGCATAAACAAAAGTTTTCAGAACCCAATGTATATAAGTTTACAGGCTACATATACATCTTTCTTATCTTGTAATAATTATATCATAAGATTTATTAATTCTTCCATAAGTACAGAACTAATCTTATCCACAGGTTTTTCTGTACTAGTAAATAATATTTCTAAAAAAGCCCTCCCTGGAAGCCAAGCCGTTCTTGTGAAGACGATACCGCTACAGCCCAGTAAATATCTATGACTAGTAAATATTATTTCCCAGCAGCGAAAACTGGCAGGGCAGGTAGGGCTTTCACTATGTTCCACATGGAACATTCGCTTTCAATTTGATTGCATTATGCCTATAATATAGATATGTATGCAGTAGTGAGACACACATATCAATTAGATATACCTGAGCCAAATAATCCTAACTCAACTAAGAGTAGTGCTAAGTGGGTTCATAGGGTATGGATTTTTGAAACAGAACTTGATGCTTTGTCTTATGCTATCTCTTTATTGGATGACCCTTTAATAAGGTCAAACGAATACATGCTTAAAAGTGCTATCAATCAATTAAAAGAAGATAGGTTTTATCAAGTCGGTAGAGAGAGCGTTGCTATTGCGGAGGTGGAACATTCACCTGAAATTATTTACGAAGAAGATACAGAGGTAGTATACGATGACAACAAAAAGTCTATTCATTAGATGTTCGGAAGAAACTTACGAACTTGCACATGCTTTGGCGAAGAAAGAAAGTCGCTCTTTAAATAAGCAAATAATCCATATGATTCACAATGAGGCTGATAACAGAAATGTTGTAGTCGAACCTAAAGAAGTTGTAGAAACTAAAGTTGAATCTTCTGTTCCTATTACTGGCTTATCAGGGCTTGTTGAAACAAGGAAACAGGACTTTCCTGACTGACATACCAATAGTTAAGCAAAGCTTCGGAACATTCTTGGACTATCTTTACATCTAACTTAGTAATTTTCTTTGGGTTACTTGTCATTAGTTTCCAAAACATCTTCTCTTTTGTTCCTCCACATATATCAGTAATTGTTCTTTGGACACCAATCAAAATGCAACTGCGTGGCAACGGAGCTAAATAATATTTACTGGTAGATAATATTTGTCGTAGGTCTGGCGGACTGACATGGCAACCTGATTTGGAAATCATGCCTAAGTATTTATTGCATACGCTATGCTGTCTTGCATCAATCAAATCATCTAGGAAAAGTACATCAATTAAATGTTGGTCAAGAACTATGGCTCGCCCAACATTACTTTTATTGAATACCTTGATTGCAACTTTATGATGTTTATGCAGATAGGGACTGCCTACATCATTGACATGAACTTCTTCGTTAGAATGTCCAGTCGTAGTTATCTTCAACTTCTTCTGTCTCACTATACCTCCCACTTAAAGGATTGAATGTTAGGTCTGTCGTACCACATTTGGCTGACCAACCCCACCTAGCTTTCCAAACATTAACACTTACACTAGCTTCTCCTCGGAAAACTGTCAATCCCATGTCTGCTTTAGAGAACCATGCCATTGACTTAGCTATGTCAACTCCTGTAACTATATTCTTTTTACCTCTCTCGGCAGGCTTAGTAGGATGAGCAACAAAGAAGCAACAAACATCGTGTTGCTTGCAGAATAATTGCACCTTTGTAAGCATCTCACTAACCATGTCTGTCTCTAATCCTTTGTGGTCTGTTTGTATAAAATTGAATGGGTCTATGACTAAAATTCTTATGCCATATCTCATTACTGCACTCGCTCCTTTTTCTAATATGCTTTCAATCGTAGGCATACCTCCGTCTTGATAATCTTGGAATAAGATATGCTCATTAATCCATGACTCACTAAAGTCTTTTTCTTCTTGGGTCATTCTCTCATTCTGTCCTTCAAAGAATGGCTTACCAACTAATACTTGTGCTAACTGAACTGAATGTAGTGTTGGTGGTTTTTCAAAAGAACAAAAGCAAGTTTTCCAACCATTGTTCTTAGCTACATTTACTATTATTTGGTCAATGAAAGCTGACTTGCCGTCTCCTGGATATCCAGTAACAATATTTAAATAACCAGTCTGTAGAGTAAATAGTTCGTCAACTGAATCAAATCCTGTCGATACCCCTCTTGGTTTTCCTTGTTCATAAAGTGATTGAAACTCATCTGAGTAATGTGCAATGTTGTTTAACCCATGTAAAGGAACTGGCTCTGCATTAAGTATCTGTTTCCTAACAGTTTCCGAATCTGTTTTTACCAGTAAATCATTTGCATCTTTGCTACCTAAGTAATCAACTGTATAACATCTTGCCTTATTCAATCTTCTTGCTAACTCATCAGCTAAAATCTGTCCGTTGTTATCTGTATCTGTTGCTAAGATTATCCTGTCTATTCCTTCAAACTTTTCTCTGTCATCCCATACATACTTAAACCTCTTATCTTCTGAAGGAGAAACTTTACCTTCTGTGATTTTGTTTGGTGCTCCATTTGGTACTGAATAAACTGTAATGTTGCTGTGGTTCTTAAATGCTTCTTTGATTGCCAAGCAATCTAATTCTCCTTCTGTAATTACCAAAGTTTTTTCTATCGTAGGCAAGGTCGCATCGTGTACTTGATTACCCCAAAGACGAGTAGCATTGTTATCCCACCAAAAATCCTTACTCCCATTTGCTGTTCTCCATTTGATTGCAACTGTCTCATCTCCCTCGGTGAAAGAAAAACCTATGACTGGTTTATTATTTTTTTTACCCAGAACACAACCAGATGCGTTTGCCGTTTCAATACTTATCCCTCGCTCCAGTAACCATTTCTCTGCTTGCTTATCAGGTGTTGGTAAATTGATTGGTTTCTTTTTTATTGGTGTCGTTTCTGTTTTGACTATTGCCATTTTAACTCCTTGGTTTCTAGCGATTGCTCCATTTATACCGCAATGATGACAATGGTATACGATTGTTTCTGCGTTTATATTTACTGATAGAGGGGTGTCCCTCCTGTTCTTCGACCTTTCATTCTGACAACTTGGACAAGTGATTTTGTATTGTCCGTGTCCATAGCTATTTGTTTTTGAATTACTATGAATATGATTTTTTATATCAATTTTCTCTTGACTCTGCATATAACCTCCGTTTATGCTATTTATATACTTACTACTATGTATATACTTATTGTTAAAACTTAGTAGGTATATCTACCTACTATGTACCCTCTCCACAAACGAACTATCAATGACTTTCGCTATGTCATTGGCTAACTTTTTGCGTGATAGTATAGGGTACTGATTTAATTCTTTTATACTTGATAAGATTATTTCTCTGTCTATATTATTTCTAAAGCATAGAACTTTGAAGTCATCTGATATAAAATAAGAGAGTGCCTGATTCGATAAATTCTCGTCTTTGCTAGCAACATCTCTTACTGCTTGCTTCATCACTAACGAGTCTAATTTTACTAAGTCAATCTCCATTAACAAAGCTTAATTCATCTCTTGCACATTTGCAAGACATCAAGTAAACTTCATTTAGACATCATAAATGTTGGAGCAAATATGAATATGAATGAGTTACAAGAATTGGCAGATAGACAAGCCTTACAGAGAGAAGAAGAACTGAAGTACCCACCTAAAGATTATAGCAAAGGTAAGGTAACTTTATATCATGGCACTTCTACTAAATACCTAGATGATATTCTATCAAAAGGTATAACCCCAAGACATAACAAAGGTATTGGAAATTGGAGTGGCAATCCAAGTCATCCGCTTATGGTTTACTTGTCTGATGCTTATCCAGTTTATTTCGCACAACAATCAGTAAATGCTTATAACGAAAAGAATTGTGATTCTGAAAAGGATGAACCAGTTGTATTAGAAGTGATAGTTGATACTAAGAGATTATATCCTGATGAGGATTTTTTAGAGCAGTATCACAGGATAGCACCACAATGGAAAGATGCTGTTGAAAAAACTACGATGCAAGAAAGAACTATTTATTTCAAACAAAATTTATTAGATTACAAAGACGATTATCAGACAAGCTTATTCGGACTTGGCAACTGTTGTCATAAGGGTGTAATTAAACCTAAGAATATAGTTAGGTATAGCATATTAGACTATAACGAAATATTAAATTATTCAGACCCTTCAATTAATTTACAGAATTACCAGTTACTAGGTGGTAGATACAGAATGATATCTGATAAAACCATGTGGGAAAAACCGCTTTCGATTGAGAGCATAAATTTACAGGAGTAAAACAGATGAAGTTTGAAATAAAAGAAGGAATACCTTTACCAGTTGGCAGAGGTAAGCCAAGGAAATATGACATACCTTTAGACACAATGAAATCAGGAGACCATATCTTGATTGAATTACCAAAGACCAAGATACCCCAAGAGGTAAAGATAGTTAGAAACTATGTACTTAGATATAAACATAAAAATCCAAGTACAAAATTTACAGTAAGACAAATGGATAATGGAGTTGGCATATGGAAAATGTAGAAATCAAAAGTATCAGGATTATTAAAGGCGTTTTTAGGTTAAAAGAACAAGTGGCAAAGGCAGAAAAACTTTTGGCAGAGAGCCAAGAAAAAGTAAAGGCAATGCAAGACATAGTTTTTTGTATGAAAGCAGAACTTGAAGAAATACTTTAGTGAAATACACAAATTTAAATAACATACCGCAAGAGATAATTAGAGCAGTATCTAATGATAGCTATTCAAAAGGTGCTTCTACTATTTCTGTTACTGGTTTGTTACAACCTCCTAGGATTAGAGTTCTTAAAGAAGAACATGACGACAAAATCGTTGTAGATGTCTCTAACGAGATTTGGAAGCTGTTAGGTCAAAGTGTTCACACAATCTTAGAGAGAGCCAATGAGGGCAACACAGACACTATTACGGAGCAAAGAAACTTTGCTGTAGTGAATGGGTGGACTATAAGTGGGCAGACCGATAGTATTTCTATCGAAGAAAAAATCCTAAAGGATTATAAAGTGACTAGCAGTTGGACTGTTATGAACGCTTTAAAAGACGGCAAGCCTGAATGGGAGCAACAGCTAAATTGTTATGATTGGCTGTACCGAAAAAACAACCCAGGAAATTCTATTAACCAGTTAAATATTATTACAGTCAATAGAGACTGGAGCAAAAACCAAATGCTTAGAAGTGGTAGCGACTATCCAGTTGCACCAATTTCCGTCATCCCAATACCAAAATGGACTGACGAAGAACAAGAACAATTCATAGAAGAAAGAGTTTCGATTCATCAACAAGCAGAAGCTGATTATCTAATCAGTAAAGAACTACCATTGTGTAGTGATGCGGAAAGGTGGAGAAGGAAAGATACTTATAGGGTAATGAAGAAGGGTAGGAAGTCTGCCTTGCGTGTGCTAGACACACAAAAATTAGCCGATGAGTATGTGAGTGGTCATGATGACAAATCTAAGTTGACTATAGAGTTTCTTAAAGGAGAAGCTATACGATGCAAAGACTATTGTGATGTGGCTGAATTTTGTAATCAGTATCAAATGGAGAAAACTAATGGCTGATAAAGAACTAACTTATAAAGATGTATGGGAAACACTATCCAAGGTGGATGTGAGTAAACATACAGAGGAAAAGATGAAGTTGACATACTTGTCGTGGAGTAGGATGTGGAATTTGCTTATGCAAAGTTATCCACAGGCACAATACGAGTTTGTTGATTTTGACGGAGTGCCTTACAAGACACTTCCTGACGGAACTACTGAAGTTGTCACTAGGATTACTATTGATAACTTGGTAAGAGAAATGAGACTGCCTGTTATGGATTATAAAAACAACCCAGTTGTTAATCCTCATGCTAGGCAAGTTTCTGATAATGCTATGCGTTGCTTAGTCAAGTGTGTGGCGATGTTTGGTTTAGGCATATCTGTATTTACAGGAATGGCTGACGAGACTTTGCCTGATGCAGAAAAAGATGAGCAACCTGTAGGCAAGAAAACCCCTGTAAAAAAAGATGAAGCTGTTAAGGAAGAAACTCCTGTAGAAGCAGAGCAAGTCTTTGATGAAGGGTGGGCGAATGTTTTTGTGGAAGGAGCAATGAAGCTTATTGACGGAGGACTTTACGAAAGTAGAGACCAATTAGTTGATTTTTATAAATCAAATAGTGAGGCAATAGGAGTGTTGAAAGATAAGTTTCCTGAGCAAAAAGATAAACTAGACAAGGCTATTACATCGTTAATAGATACATTTAAAAAAGACACAGACTCTGAGGAGGGTAAGTAAATGGAAGAAAGAATACAAACTGACGGAGCAATCTATACCAATAACTATAAGACTGGCGATAAACAGCCTGACTGGACTGGTAAAGTTGCCTTTGATAAGGCTCTACTAAAAGCTTTGGTAGAGAAAATAAAGAACGGAGAAGAAGCAGAGGTTCGTGTTGCTTTGTGGGATAGGAGGTCTAAAAACGGCAACGATTATAAGTATGCTCGCTTTGATATACCGCAACCACAAACACAACAAGGAGACCCAAGACCTACTCCACCTGTTCAACAAACTAGACCTGAGTTAAGTGATGACGATATCCCATTCTAAGGCTAATAAGGTAGTCAAGATTGATGATGAGAGCAGTAAGTGTTCTCATCGTCAAGGACTTGAAGAAATTCATACAAGACTTGAAGAATGTATTGTTCATTTTGAAAGTGCAAATGACAATTACCAAGAGGTAAATGTGCAAAGTTATAAAATGGTTATGTATGAACTTAGTGACAAGGTTCAGAAATTATTAACTAGTAAATAATATTTTTTTATGGAGAGCTGGGATGGAACAATTCAAATACGATGACCAATCTGATTACAAATCAAACTTCCAAGTTTGGTTTAGTATGAATACAAAAGAAAAAAGAGACAACAAAGAAGAACCTTACAACGAAGAAGTTGCTCAAAGGATTTTTAATGAACAGTATGGGAACAAAGCTTTTAAGAGAGCGGTGTTAAAACCTTTTGCATGGAGGGTTGAAGAAGAATGAGAGAGTTTTTGAGTAATCTTTGGAACAGATTTTTGGAGAAATCTTTTCAAAGAACGGCAGATAGAATGTTTAAGAATAGACACAATGACTAAGTGGCATGGTGGTAAAGGGAGTATACAGAAGCCTTACGATAAAGATAAGTTTGATGAAAATTTTGACAGGATTTTTCGTAAGGACAAAGATACTAAAAAAGAGAAAACAAAGAAGGAGAAAAAGAATGGCTAAGAACATTACAGAAATTAGAAAAGAGGGTTGGAATCCTATGGAAAGCGAGCAAGGATTCGCTTGGTTTGGTGGTAAGTCTCATCAGCAATTAGCTGAATGGTTGCCTGAAAAGGCTTTAGAGGATGAGGAATTTGAAGATATAGACTTTTTAGTTGTTGGTTGGAGGAAAGTATAATGAGATATTTTTTAATTACAGACCATAACAGAGACGGAGAACATGAGTATTACGATAAGGTTTTAGTCAGAACTAAAATGACAGATAAGCAATTAGATGCAGACCATAAGAATTGGCAACAGAATTTTCTTGCATGGCAATTTGGTTATATAAATTTACAAGACGATGATTGGTGGTCTGATTGTAGGATTGTTTCTATATATGATTGGGAGGAAGTTTCTAGGGATGATGCTAGGGTTTTAGCAGAGCATCTTGGAGACTGGGATTTACAACAGATAATCGCAGACGGATTAGAAACTTTTGAGGAGGAAGCCTGTGCCTAAGTTAGATGAATTAAGTAAGCCAAATGCACTAGGATTAATTTGTACAGAGTGTAAAGAAGTATTACCTTCTGATGATAGTATTTTTCTTATAGACAAAGATGATGTTAAAAGAAATGTTTTCGATTTTTTAGACAATATAAAACATCATATAAACAATAGTTGGTTATGGTGTGATGAATGTCAATATTTAGAAGATGAGGACAGGAGGGAATCTAATGGCTAGTGTAGATGAATTTAATAAGAAGCTTAAAGAAAAGCTAGAGGCAGATTTTGGTAAGAAGTTTGTTAGCGACAAAGTAATCATCATGGGATTAGATGATGAGGCAGAAGAAGATAACAGGCAGAAACTAGAAGGTGGGTTTGATGATTGAAGTTGAGAATTGGATGCACAAGATAAGGGAACTTGCTCCTCTTATAGAGAAGTGTGAGTATTCAGTATTAAAGTCAGATGCCGAAGTCAAGAAGCTACAAGCAATATTAAAGGTGCAAGCATTGGGAGAAGGTATCAAGACTACTTCCGCACAAGATACTTATGCTGAAAGCAAGGATGAGTTGTTTCAAGCTAGACTTAAAGTTGCTAGTTATAAGAGTGGATTGAGTGCTTTGAAGATTGAGTTAAGGGCATTAGAGATTGGCTTTGAGCAATGGAGAACAGAACAAGTGTCCGCAAGGAAAGAGCAAGCTAGATATGGAGCGTAAGATAACCAAGGCTTTATTAAATAAAATATTAGATTTATCTGAACATCAAAAGAAGCAGTTAGCTTTATTACTAATTGCTTCTATGCTTACAGAACTATCAATAAAAGATGCTACAGAACTTATAAAAGAAACGCAGATATGAAAGGCAGAAGTCCTAACAAGGCAGAGTCTAAGCACATGGATGATGTTAGTCAGTTAGGATGTATTGTTTGTAGGAATCAAGGCAGATTATATGTACCCTGTGAGATTCATCACATCGAAGGGAAAACTAAACAAGATGCACATTTCAAAGTATTACCATTATGCTTTGAGCATCATCGTATGGGGAGTGATAAAGAGCCTATAAGCAGACATCCCTATAAAGCTAGGTTCGTAAAAGCATATGGAACTGAACAAGAATTATTAGAGCAAGTAGATAAATTATTAAAGGGAGATAACTTCTATGATGACCTACCATTTTGACGCAGCCTGGAGCTGCAATAAAAAATATTTACTGGTTATAGATATTTCGGGGAAGCAGGATGAGGATTGATTTACCATTAGAAGTTTACTATTCCAAGAACAAGAAGTTTATCTTGAACTTAAACAACTATCGCAACGCTCATTACCGAATACTGTCTAGTGCTAAGAGGATATACTCTGAAAATCTAGTTGATAGAATCAGTCATCCGACCTATGAAAAACCTGTTCGTTTGACATACACCTATTACGCTAAAAGCAATAGAAGATTAGACATCAGCAATCCCTGTTCAATAATAGATAAGTTTACTTGCGATGCTTTGGTTAAAGCAGAAGTGTTAGTGGATGATAGTTTTGAGCAAATCAAAGAAGTGATTTATAAGTTTGGTGGGGTGGAGAAAGATAACCCAAGATGTGTGTTGGTGATAGATACCATCAAGGATAAAAAATATTTAACTAGTTAATAGAATTTTTCTGGAGGAAAATCATGAAGTTAATGGAACAACTGCAAGCAGATTTGCAAGAAAGGAAGGAAGTTTGGTGGGAGTGGCACAAAAAAAACCCTGATGTTTGGTTGAAGTTTGAGGAATACACCCTTGAAGCAATCAAGTCAGGTAGAAAAAACTACTCGCATTGGGCGATTATCAACAGGATTCGTTGGCATAGTGAGATAGAGACAAGCGGTGGAGAGTTTAAGATTAGTAATGACTACATCTGTTTCTACGCTAGGTTGTTTCATGCTCGTTATCCTGAGCATAAAGACTTCTTTAGACTAAAGCAGTTGAAAGAAGAAAAGATGATAGACGAATTACAGACCACCTTGGAACACAGGGACATTAGCTTTCTTCCTTAGTTCAGGCACGAAGGCTAGTCGTTGGTCTCTTTGCATTTCTAGTTCTCTAACTAAGTCAGATTTAACTACAACGGAGATATCATCCCTTCTCATAACGGCATCTCTTTTCTTTCTCCAGTTCTCTAGGTATCTCTCTAAGGCTCTTACTTGACCCTTAACATTCATTACACCTTGATAGTTGGCTCTATAAGTTGCCAGTTCATCAAATCGTTTGTCTTTCTTCAGGCTGTTCATGGTCTGTGTAACCTTATTTACTTCGCCTCTTAACTCATAAAACTGCTGTTGCAGTCCTCCCATTTTCTTAGTATCAACAAGTAGTCTTTTAAAGACTGGTAGTTGTGTAAAGTTAGTAGGATTATTAAAAGCGTTTTTAGGAATGTATGGGCTTCCTGTAGCTGTTCTAGTAATACTATCAGCAACAGATAAAGCATACCCTCCCAGAGTTCCTGTATAGCCTTTTAAGACATATTCTATCTTAATAGGTGATATGTTGAGGGCTTCGCCTATAAGCCTCGCTAACTCGTTTGTTTGTGGATTAGATTGATAGCCTCCTTGTTTACCTAACTTGTAGTAAGGAACTATATCTGTGCCTGTAAAAGCACTTCTATTAGTGATAGCCTCGAACAAAGGTTTTACAGCTTGAATACTTATGTCTCCACCTATAACTGGTATCTTGGTAGATGTAGCTATTTGTCTTGTTATAGATTTCAATGGGTCTTTTTCTACTTGACCCCAAGCCATATCAATTACCCTCTCAGGTAAAGCTTTGAACAACATACCTACTTCAAAAGGTATAGGTATCTTGACTGTGTAATCCCAAGGTGTAGGTAATAACCAGTTGTCATCTCTGATTTCTCGTTTAGCTTCTTTGTAATCTTCAGTATCACTTACCAGTAAATAATATAATGCAGTTATTCCCATCAAGCTCAAACCTCTTAACAGGGCTGTTTTTGCAATTCTATTTCTTACATCTTGCATGCTTTCATTTTCTTGCAAACTTTCTGTAGCAGAATATTTACCAGAGAAAGACCTGTATAGAACATCAAGACCTTGTATTCTTGCATTTAAAAATGGTATTGATGCAGTAATAAGTTTGAAAGTTGGTGAGTTCCCTCTACGACCAAAGTTAATAATTTCTAAAGCCTGATAAGATGCTCTTGATTGAGCTTCGCCTTCAGTCTGTCCTTCTTTAATTGCATTTTTATAAACTGAATCATATACAGCTTTACGAGTTGCACCATCAGATTTAGTTGTTAATCCACCAAGTCCATCCCACATCTTGAAGAAAATATCTTCTGCGTTCATTCCGTTATTTGGTGAGAGTCCTTGTTGCCTTCTAGTTCTAGCCATGAATTGAACAATGTCACCTTCATCATTAGCAAAGTCATAACCACCTATGATTCCAAACTTTTCTAAGTCTTGCATATCGCCAAACATATTCTTAACTGAATCTACAATTGGTGTATAGCTATCTGAATCTATACCTAGTTCTACTCCTGATGTAACAGCAGAAGATAAGGTATCTCTAAGTATGTTTACAACAACAAATCCTGGGTCTCTTGTAACCATGTCTCTTAAGAAACCTGCTGGCATAGCAAAGAATTTGGTTAAGGCATCTGTTTTAATACCACCTACTGTTTGAACTGCATAATATATTTCTGGGTCTTCTAATAAAAAATGTTTTTTGTTGCCATCTTCAAACATAAATATTGTTTGTAATCCTGGTGTATCTTTAGCAGCAATTTCTCGAGCCATGCCCATTGTTTCTATGTCTCTTATTAATTTACTAACACCATCATTTTTCATAGATGCAGTAAGAATAGATAAAGAGTTTCTGGCTATAGCTTCTAATGGAGGCACAGTAATTTCTTTTTCTGAACCTTTCATTTTTATTGATAAAGGATTGTTAGGCAAGTAACCACCACCAATAGCAGGTGCTACTCTACCTTCGTCATCTATCATTTCTCTATAAAATGGGTAGTAAGATGAATGTTCTATCCATTGTTTAGCTTGTGCTTCACTCAATAAACCTTTAGTTCTTGCAAAACTAATTAATCCATTATTCCATTTTTGATAATTGTTATAGACTTCTACTACACTCTTGTAGTTATTTTCTATTTGTTTTATTTGTTCTAAATCTTTTAATGAAGGTGGTGTGTCTATTTCAACACCATTATCTTGTAATGTTTTTATTCTTTTAAGTTTAGAATACAGACCAAATACATATTCTAAATCTACTGTAGGGTCTGCATAAAGTGGTGCAGTAAACTGAACAAAGCCACCTTTACCTTTTTCTCCGTCAATAAATGGATTGTATTTAGTATCTATTTCTAATTGATTTACTACTGTTGAAGAATCAGTTCCTTTTATTTTTGCTGCAGGTATTCCTCTTGTAAGCATTTGTGCAAAGATACCTCTAGCTCTATCTGCTAATCTTATAGATGCTTCTGTTTGTGTTGTTATTAAACTGTTAGCAAGTCTAACTTCTTCTGCTGCTGATTCTGCTTCAGCTTGAGTCCATAGTTGTCCAGTTTTAGGATTTTTTCTTCCTGCTTGTAAATACCATTCTTTAGTTTGACCATCTATTATAGTTTTTGTTATAGGGTCTAAGCTATCAATAACAGCTTGCCTAAATCCATTAAATGATTTCTTTATATTAGTTATAGGGTCAGCAGCTATATCTATTAAACGCTCACCAGATGTAAGTGTTGAGCTTCTATGTCCGCTTTGTGCAGCTTGTTGTGAAAATTCTGCAGGAACTTCCATGTTAAGTTCAGGAAGTTTAGGAGCAGGAGCAGATAAATCTTTAACAAAATCTTGTGCAGATTTTAAAGCTACATCAGAAGCATTTAAATTATAAGGAGGTATATCACCTCTAGGTGTTTTTTTACTAAGTTCTTCAGCACTTTCTACTGCTTGTTGTAATGAAGGAGTGGGATTCTCAGAACGCGAGTTAGGTTTAAACGCATTAAATAAATCTTTTTGTTCAGGTGGTAAGTTATTTAATTTATTTTGTAATGTTTGTATTTCAGTCTCAGTTTGTCTTATCTGACTATCGAGTTTATTTAGATTGGCATTGCTCATTGCACCGCCTTCTCTATTACGGACATTGTTTAAGTCATATAATCTACTTTCTAGTTCACGAATTTGTGTTTCTATAACTTGTTTTTGTGGCGGACCTCTACTGGTAAGAGGGTCTAGCTCTGATGCTCTAGCTCCTCTACTACCTCTTTCAAAATAACTACCTATTACTTTTGTACTGTCAGCATCAAGATTAAGCATACCGCTAGCTTGTTTTAAGAAAACAGATAAAGCTGTTCCCTGTTTTGCAGGTAATCCTAGTAACTGTCTAACATTATTTACAAAAGCATCCCATAAATTTTGACTGCCTTGTTGTTTATACTCAACACCTTCTAAAAATTCTTGAAACTTTCTATTAGTTAATCCAACTGCTAACAGTTCATCTACATTTTTTGTACCATATCTTACATAGTAATCTACTGAACCAGTTTTCTTAATTTCTTGATTAATTTTTTTGCGTAAATTTTCTAGTCTTTTGTAGTTATCAGCTAATTGTGCACCAGCATCTCCAAAGTAAAATGGATTTTCTGCTACATGAGTAGCACCTTGAGTTGCTGCATGTATAGCTTCATGCAACATAGTTTCAAAATTAACTCCGTTATAACCGCCATCTAAATTTGTAAGATAAACTCTAAAACTTGCACCTAGTTTAGGGTACATAGAAACGCCACCAAGACCTCTCCTTTTCTTTTTTATATATTGAATATCTTTGCGAAGGGCATCATTAGTTGTTTTTTGTGCAAGAAATGCTTCATCAGCTATAGTAAAATCAAAGTCTAGATTAAAACTAGATTGTAATTTCTTAAGTTGTTTAACTACACTTTTAGCTATTACTTCATAATCTTTGCTAGGTGCATTTCTTATAAACCATTCCATAGCACCTATAAGACCTTTGTCTTTAGTGCCATCTATAATAGCTCCAGCATCTTCTAGGTATTCTTCTTCACTTAATTTTTTAGCATCATATTGACCTTTTCTTTTACCAGCCGTAGTAGTTCTACTTCCTTTAGGCGGACCAATAATTTTTCCTTTAATAGGTTCATTCTTAGAAGGTATAAAGTCTGTAGTTTCTGTACCTGTACCAAATGTTGCACCAGCAATATCAAATTCTTCTATTTCTTCTATAGATACTTCTGTTTCTTCTTCAGTAGTTTGAGTTACAGTCTCATCTATTTCAGATATAGGTGCTAACTCTGCTGTTATTGGCAGTCTATCTAACTCTCGCAAGGTTCTTATATCACCTCTACTTCTACTACCAATCTTGCCAGACTCTATGTCATTAAATATATCTGATGATTTTTTGTAACCAGAAGAACGCATAGCTGTTCCCATGCTTTTAAAAAAGTTTAAGAACTTACCAAATATACCTTTAGCTTTTGATGGCATGTCAGGCTTTATATTTCTTGATTTGTATAAATCTGCTATAGCACTTTCTATATATAGCTCATCTACATAATCAACACCTCTACCTTCTGATGTAAGCTGTTCTGCCTTAGAAGCATTGATAGCTTTACTTCTTTCATAAAAAGTTCTGCCTTTGTAGTTTTCATCAAATGCAGCAGGAACTTTTCTACTTCTTACTTGATTCTTAAGATAGTTGTATTCTTTTTCGTTGATTAAATCTTTAGCACGAAACGCATGTATAACTTGTGCATCTATAATAGAGTCTAGTCTTTCTTGTATTTCTATATCTGTGGCTGTACCTTCAGGATTTACAGCATTTAGAGATAAAAATATGGTATCAGTATTGAGGTCATATTGTGCTGTTGTTTGTTCTTGTCTGGTTTGTGTAGGGTCAAATACTATTTCACCTCTTTGACCAGCAACTAAATTTTCTGAAGATAGTATGTCATCACTAACAATAACACCTGTTTCTCTAAGTCCTATTTTGTTTAATCTTTTCTTAAGCTCTGTAGCAAACTTATTAGTTCTACCTTCTTCTATAACTTCATTAAAGTTTATAATCTTAGGTTCTATTTCAGCAGGTGGTAATACTTTTTCTTGTCGTACACGCTCAGATTCTATTAACTGGTTAATAGTTTCTTCAGGTAATTTATTTTCTGAAGTCAGTCTAACTCCAAATTCTTCTGGTGTTTCACCAAATGCTTCTGCTTTTCTAGCTATATCAAACTCAAAGTTATCTCTAATTCTTAGGGTTGTAGGTTTACTTCCTTCAGGTGTTTCTGCTCTACCACTTTTTCTTAAGTCAGAACCAAAAGTTGTAAGTTGTTCATCTAAGATAAATGGATTAAGTTCTATTTCTTGGTCTAATGTACTTGTTTGTCTTGTTTCTGGTGTTCCGTAATATTGTGTTTGTCTGCCTGTAAATCTATCTTTTAAATATGTTTGTATATCATCATATGTAAAAGTT